CCCCGTCGTAGAGACTACGACACCTTCTCTTCTAATTTTTCGCCGATTATGGTTCCAAAGGAGACCATGATCGTTGGTGATCTGGAGCTAGTTTCCCAGCCCAAAGCTCACCACGAGGCGATGTAACACTTATCAGTACGGGTTCTTCGTAGATGGTCGTCTGTAACCGGTAAAATCGTAGATAACGATGTTCCGGCGTAAGGATCGCCCTCTCGTAAGATCCGCTCTGATAGTCTTTAGTCATGCGGTATTCGTAGTAACGAATATCCTCGTCTACCTTTTTACTTCTGCGAGTTAAAACGCGAGAAGAACCTATCCACATTTCGATTGTTTGAAGATCGTCATTGTGATAGCGAGAAGGTATCTGGTGATTAGTGGGTTGAGTGGAAAATAAATTCCCCTCGCCATCTTCACCGAATGGGACGCGACAATTCACTGGTAACGTTAGTAACTTACCGAGTAAGTAGCGTCTTACGGACGGCAACTTTGTAAAACAAGTGTTGCACATGTCAACGAGACAGAGTATCTTCGATGCAGACTTACCCAAATGATGGACTCCGCTAAACCAGCGGGAAATCCTCACAGGGGTTACGTCTTCCCCATCCAGGTACTCACCTCCACAACTTTCTCTGAAGTTCAGAGAGTCCCTTTGGTGGTAGAACGACTTATGTTTATTGACTACAAAGCCATTCATCTGTAACCGTTTAATCACGGTCGGGGCATATTGTGTTTCCACAATAATGTCATCTCCATAAACTCGATAAATTGACGAGTCTACGTCACCGCCATCTTCTCTTATTGAGGCTTCTACGATCGCGCAGAACACAATACACTCTACCGGGAAGCATAATGCTGATCCCATCGGAGCAAATTTGTGACTCTCTATTACGTGTCCTTTGGCTATCTCGACCATTTTGGAACGAGAACAGACCAATGCTTCACGCAATCCGCTTTCAAAGAACCACCCCCGGATGTGTCGCATTGACACCGAGTCACTCGCATTTGATAGATCAATGGTGGCATAATCGCCGTTCCATGACCCTAAATCTGCTAAGTGCTGGTTCAATGACTGATCCTCCAGGTTAATTCGCTTTCTCAAGTATGAATGGTGATTAATCATCCGAGTCAGGGACTTGAGAAATCCCTGCTGATACCATTGTAATGTCGTAGGCTCCGCACTTATCGTGCGAAGTTTTGACACCGACTTTGGTACCAACACCAACCTTGAGCAACGGAAGAATTCCTTCTTTCCGTATGCAAGAGGGCGAGGTAGTGCTAATGCTAGCTTTGGTAACTTATTATCTATATATTTCAACAGATCATCAGTACCAAAATCATTGTATTTGTCTATTTTAGATTTACAATGTTTGTTAGCTACGGCGCCTGGCCCATGTGACGGGAGCCAATATCGATATAAATCATATCGGCAATCCCGGGGAAACCACGTAGATATAATGTCTCTTTCTTCAAGGGTCAGACTCACGTCTTTCTCGAGTAATAGAGCATTGTTTTGATCCACGTATGCACGCAAAGCATCGTCTTTCAAGTCTGATAGCTTCTTAAGGCTAAGATGACTAAGAAATGCGAAGGCTTGATGCAGCTGCGAAAAGGCAAGGATGGATTGATTTTTAGTCCATCGCTCAACTATTTCCTTAAGTGGCGAAATTAATTTCCCTACGAACGGAAAATCTGCTTTAAGATGCTGTTTAAAGGCATCATAGGAACAACATGATTCCTCTCTTGCGAGAAGGAATTCGTCGCATCCTTTTAGGCAATCCACCAGATCAGAGAGATCCATAGATGTTACATCCAGTAACCATCTTTTGGTCAGTCTTTCTGTGGAAATTCCACCGGAAACGAGAAGATCATACCACGTCAGGGCAAACAAGACTAGAGCGTCTCTTGTTAAAGAGAGATTTTCATAAGTCATAGGTAAACCCTTTCGCAATATGTGCGTGCGCCGAATAATTTGTTCGACGTCTTCCGAGAATAAAATAGTCCGGTTTTTAGTAATTGACATCTCACACCTACATATCAGTAGGCAGTAAGCTGCCTCGGGATATCTTGTCGACTCTAACAGTTCCTTCGGTCTCAAAAAGACCATGGACTGCTCTACCCAACTGTTCCATCACAAGTGTGGAAGTTATTAAGGCATCTGCCGGAAACTTCACAATCACGTGTGCGGAAATAGGGACGTCCACTCTATAAGTGTCGTCCTCTGTATCAGTTATGGTAAATACAGAGTTAACTTGACTGAGAATGGATACTCCAGATTTCGATGACGCCTTGTACGCAGGGTCTACGTTGATCCCTTTGTAAATATCAGCAACCTGCTGAACGGCAATAATCATTTCTTCTGGACATTCTCTTGGACTCGTGATATTAGTTATCGTTGCCCTTCCAGGCAAGTCTGACTTTTTCGCGAAATCCGTCCCGAAATTCATCAAATCTACGGTGAGATTTAATGTTTCAATTACGGGAGGTGTATCGGTACGGTTTGTACTGATTACTTTACTCATTTTGAGACCTCTTTTCTTACACCAGCTTTAAACACTGGGTTTCAATGGCTACTTTCCCTTAGCAAGGATTATAGCAGTTAGTTCCGCAAAATTATGGAACTCCGTTGGAATATCAATCCGGAATCTCGGTAGGTCGAGGCGATTATCGAGCCCTCTTTGATAGAGGGTATAATCGACATAACCTGTCAATTCCCAACCTGGCAACCAGCTGTTTTGCAGCAAGGTCACGGGTATGGATCGCAGCGTTGATTTCGTAGTCACTATCGTGCCTAAGACTCTCAAAGTATATGAATACAAATGAGCGTCCGTACGTTTAAAGAACTCTTCCATCTTCACAAACCAATCCATGACAAAACTAAATGGTATTAAATCCCATAAGTTCTGGGTGGTCGGAAATAAATCCCAATTCATCAGGGTACGACAAAGGTTGCTAAAGCCTCTATCAATAGGTTCATAGTACACTTTATACCAAAAACCTTGTGCAATACTAATCCCCGCGAAGGGACCAGCACTGACTGATGAATAACGCATATCCATTGCTCTGCAAGCTGTATATTTAGGCTTAGCAAAGTCTGAAATGGACCGTCCGATGGCCTCTCCTAATTCTTTCGAATCTTTTAGAGAGAGCCTGTACCCGTAGGTTAAACCAAGATACAACTTACCCAAGTTCTTTGGAGTAATATTGCCTTGTAAGAGTTGATATAATGAAATAATCGACCCTTTCATAGCTACGAATTCTCGGATGAACTGAATACTATTAATATCCAGCATCTGCGCGTCACTAATAGCTTGCTGACATAAATCTCCCCACATATTTTGTTCGGTGGGTGGAATATATACATCTAATGTCTTGGCCCAGGAGGAAAGCATATTCTTTAAATAGCTTTCACTGAACATTTCGTCAGACGTAGTCCATCCCGTCAGCAAAAACGAGTTATTAAAATAGCTCAACCATACCCCAGGGGGAGGAAAACCCTCCGTAGGAGAAGCGTTCCCGACACGGGAAACGACCCCTTCAGCGTATAAGCTATCTCGTCTCGTAAACTTCATATAGTAGCAATGTCTTCGCCAGGCCTTAGTGGGCCATTTCTGAAGCTGCTCTGTGTATGAAGTGCGTAGAACCAAGTAAGAGTCAGTGATCCACTCCCATTCAAACTTTCGATCTCGATAATAGCGATGATGCCGTTCAGGCGTCAAATAGCGATTGTAAAAGATCTCAATCTGATCAGGGAATGTGATACTACCGTTTACCCCATGTGGAACGGCAACGTCGTACGACATGTACGAACTCGACTCTGGGCCCTTGCGGACCGTAACACTTGGTTTGCTGTCAACAGTGACCCATCCGTACCCACTCGCTTCTGTGCAAGTGGCTGGATAAGTAATAACACTGTTTTGAGCACAATCTAATGGAAATGCTTGAAGTGATCCTGAGAAATTCTCGTGGACACACTCCGAATCATCACGTTGATCTTTCGGACCGTTTTTCGGTCGAAGCCCCACTTTAAAAGACTTGAACACATTAGGTACGTCTAACACAGACGACTTTATTGCGACTCGTCCCCCAAGCGGGAGATCCATTGTGCCATTAAACCAACTACCATTAGTGATGGAATTGATGACAATCATAAGATTACCTCCTTTCCGGTGTTCCCC